GGTTAGTTAAGTTTCCTGTTAGAAAACTTTTGTAGCCTTGATTAAAAGGTTTGGCTACTTTCGATTTAGAAGTTGAACCAGTGCGTCTAAATACCATTGTGCTTTCTCCAAATCTTGAACACCATTTTTATATCGCCATCTGTGTAGATACTTAGCAATATTACCTCTATAATAACCTATTAACTCCTCATCTGTCAAGAAGTCTTCTATATATTTTATACACTCTATTGTGCCTTGACCGTAGTGTTGAGGCTTTTTTACTGGATCATAGTCATTACCCATAGTCAGTGTTGTAGGACTATCTTCATCTATAGTTAGTGTAGCTATTGCATCATCTACATTTATCATAATGTTATTAACTCCGCTTCTTGATATGGAATGTGAAAGAATGTTTCACCTTTTGGGATTCTTCTGCCGACAGCGACCTTGAGTGTATCGTC